TAGTTTATTCTAGACACTATTGGGATCGTGAAGATAATTATGGTACATTTGCTAATTCATGGACTCTTTACAGAAACGTACCATACTCTGAGCTCTTTAAAATGAAAGACGCTATTCCTTCTCTCAAAGAAGATGCCGATAAAAAATATGCAGATTATGAAAAGGATAAAAATCATGATCCTACACAGTTTCATATGTCCGAAGTTTTTATCGTAGATGATAAAGAGTACTTTTGGACTTATGATGATGAATTTGATAATGACGGTACTCCGTATTCTGATAAAAGTTATTATCATGATTATGGTCAAAATATACCGTTTATGTTATTAAAAGATTTTAAAAATGAACAATCGGTAAAGAGTGCTTGACTATTTTACAGATTTGTAGTATAATAAGTAATAAAGAAATATGAAGAAAATATTATTATTGTTAAGTTTTGTTTTAGTGAGTTGTACATTCTCATTTAAATCAAAAGCAAACGATTACAATACCGCTACTGCTGCTCACATAATTGCAGAGACACTAAAAGGCACAGATATGAATTACAATGAAATACTTAATTCAGAAACACAAAGATTGATACACGGTATGTCATTAGATATTATTGATGTAATATTTAAGAATATGCCTAGTATATTAGATAGTATCTCAGCAGAGTTAAGATTACAAGCAGATAAAGATTATAAATGTGCTTTACAATCAGACGAATACAAAAACAAGGATTGCAAATAATGGGTTTATTTTATGTACATCAAGGTAGAAGTAAAAAAAAGAAACTACCTGAGACAGAAAGTTTAAAAAAGGCTAGACTAGAACATAGAAAGTTTTTAATTAGTAAAGGTATTGATCCTGATAGAAAAATCAATCCTAAGAATTTCTCAGCAGTTCGTGATTGGTGGGATACACCAGTTCAAAAGCCTGCCGTGTTAGCTCATTCGGTAGAGCAGTTGATTTGTAATCATCAGGTGGCCAGTTCGATCCCGGCACACGGCACCAGTTTAAAACAAAGAGCAACAAAACCTCATCACAATTGGCGATTAGAAGAAAGTAGAAATTTTACAGTTGCACCTGCCTATAATAAAGGTGCATATCAAGTTATACCTAAAAGTGAGATAAAAGACATAGGAAAATGAAAACTAATAATTTAATTATCGGATCAGACCATAGAGGTTTTGAATTAAAATGTGCAATAGAGAAACATCTTGTTCCTATTGACAAAGATATAGAAAAGGATATAACAACATATTTAGATTGTGGTTGTTATGATCCAAACGCAAAAGTAGATTATCCAGATGTAGTAAAAAGTCTGGTTCTTGAAATGAAAGGTGTATTCACTAGAGGCATTTTAGTATGTGGTTCTGGATTTGGTGTAGCAATCGCGGCCAATAGATACCCACATATTCGTGCAGTAACAGTTCGCACTCCTAAAGAAGCAGAAATGGCAAGACTACATAATGATATAAATGTATTATGTTTAGGTGCAGATTTTACTTCTACAAAAGATGCATTAAAAATTGTTGATAAGTTTTTAACTACCAAGTTTGAAGGTGGTAGACATAGTAAGAGAATACAAAAAATATCATGAAAGATCCATTTAGACCATTTATATATTCAACATTATTATTAATAACATTAATATTATTATCAACATATGCTTTTGGAGGATAAAGTATGATTATAGTTTATAGTAAACCACATTGTCCGTATTGTGATAAGGCTAAGCACTTATTAAAAAGTCTTGGTTTACAATATGAAGAAAAGATAGTTACAAAAGATTTATCAGTTGAAGAACTGTACAAAGTTTTAGGTAAGCAAGTTAGAACAATACCTCAAATTGTTATGAACGACAAACATATTGGCGGATATAATGAATTAAAAGAACACTTTATTAATGAAGGTAAAATAAACTTCAAGGGCGAAAAGATTTAGCAAAAAACATAAATAGTAGTATGATAGATTTTCAACAATACATCAATGAAGGCGTATATGACCCCAATATATTCAAAGCATTTTTTCTAGCAGGTGGTCCTGGTTCAGGTAAATCATGGGTATCTGAGAGAGCATTATCAGGTATGGGCCTGAAAGTAATCAATAGCGATAGTGTATTTGCTCGTGCTTTAGAGAAAGAAAAGATGTCTCTAAACTTTGCTAATTATGATGAAAAAGAAGTTGCAAGACGAGACGATATCAGAACAAAAGCAAAAGCAAGAACAGGCACACAGTTAAAGTTAGCATTAGAGGGTCGTCTAGGTCTTATATTAGATAGCACAGCAAGAGACGTTTCTAGAATATCAGACGAAGCGAACACAATGAAACAAATAGGTTATGATGTATTCATGGTCTTTGTAAATACAAGTTTAGAAGTCGCTCTTAAAAGAAATCAAATGAGAGCAAGAAAACTACCAGACGCTATTGTAATTAGTAGTCATAAACAAATACAACAAAACATAGGTAAATTACAAAGAATATTTGGCACAAATAATTTCGTTATTGTTGATAATAACAAAGTTGCTGAAGATGTAAATCCTACTGTTCATAAAGCGATAAGAAGAATGATAAGTAGAAAACCAACATCATATCAGGCAGTATCATGGATCAAAAGAGAACTACAAAAGAAAAAACGATAGACAAGTCTTTTGATGAGTATTGGGCAGAAGAAGAAAAAGTTATGAAAATAAGTTATGGTGTTTCTAAAGCTTGGAAAGAACTAAGATATAATAAAACACCTGCAAAAGAGCTTGTAGATAGATGTGAAGGTAGACTAAAAGACAATGGGTAAATTAATTAAGTTTCCTGCTCATAGAGTTGTTTACAATAGACCTGAACCTGAAGTAACAGAGGAAGAAGCTTTACAAATAAAACAACATAAATTTATTGAACAAATAGTTGAGCAGTTGACATTAGATATTATTCATGTGCTTCAAGATAATGTTGTTGATACAAAAAGTCATATATTTTTGAGAGACTTAGCAATGGTAATTGAAAGCATAAAATCATTACTAAAAAGAGATTTTGATCTTTCACACCCTATGCACACCATCACAGACGCAATCGCTAAAATACATAATTTACCAGATGGTAGAAAACTTACTGATATGAATTATAGCAGAGTAAGTTGTAAAAAACCACTTAAAGAAAATATTGAAAAAGAAGAAGAAGTAAAGATAGAGTTTGATCCAGATATGAATTTGGATTAGTGCTTGACTTTACCACTACAAACTGATATAATAATATTATGATTATCGTAGACCTCAATCAAATAATGATTTCTAACTTAATGGTTCAATTGAATAGTAGAAATTCAGATCCACTATCAGAGGATCTTGTCAGACATATGGTTCTTAATTCACTCAGAGCTCATAATAAAAAATTTAGAAAAGAGTATGGTGAAATGATTATCGCTTGCGATAGTAAAAATGTATGGAGACGAGAATACTTTCCTAATTACAAAGCAGGACGAAAAGCAAACAGAGAAAAATCAGATCACGATTGGACTGCTATCTTTCAACTTCTACATATGATTAAAGATGAGATCAAAACATTTTTACCATATAAAGTTATAGAAGTTGAGACTTGTGAAGCAGATGATGTAATTGCTACATTAATTAAAAGACTTAGGAGAGTTGTTGGTCCTAATCATTTAAAAAATACATTGATACTATCAGGTGATAAAGACTTTATACAATTACACAGTCCTAGTGTTAAACAATACAATCCAGTATTAAATAAATATGTAGGTAAAGGTGAAGATCCTGTCATATATTTAAGAGAGCACGTTCTAAAAGGTGATCGAAGTGATGGTATACCAAATATACTATCTGATGATAATGTCTTTGTAGAAGGCAGACGACAGAAACCTTTAAGTAAAAAAAAGATAAATAGCTGGGTGAATGAAGTATTTCCTACATTCACAGACGAAGAACAAAAACATTACGATAGAAATCGAAAGATAATCGATTTAAATTGTATACCTCAACACATTGAGGAAAAAATTAATAATGAGTTTAATGATGTTAAAGTAGCGACTAGAGATAAAATACTAGGTTACTTTATAAACAAAAAACTTAAAACTTTAATCGAAGTCATTGACGAATTTTAGATTTCGAAAGAACTGTTAAGGAGAAAAAAATGGTTATTATAAGAAGAAACCCTGATGGCACAATCGCCAGCAGAGAAGGAGATGTTAATCCTAACACTCCATCACATCCCGCTTTAGCAACTAAAAGAGGAATGCAGGCACTAGCAGACGCAGGTAGACCTGTGCCAACTCTTATGAATGAGATTGCTACAAAAATAAACAACGCAAAAGATAAACCTAGAAAACTTAAAGTATTAAAAGATCATGATTCTGTGGCTTTAAGACAAATTCTAAAAGGTGCTTTTGATCCTAAAATAGAATGGTTATTACCAAAAGGTGATGATATACCATTCGAGAAAAATGATGCCCCCATAGGAACAGAACATACAATGCTACAACAAGAAGCAAAAAGATTATATCTGTTCACAAAAGGTGGCGATAATACTATATCACAAAATAAAAGAGAAACTTTATTCATACAAATGTTAGAAGGATTGTCTGGTGGTGAAGCCGAATTTCTAATAACAGTTGTAAACAAAAAAATCAATAACAAATATAAAGGTTTTACTGGTAATTTAGTAAAAGAAGCATTCAATTGGGATGATAATTTTATGAAAAAATAGTAAAATATAGGGGTTAATATTGCAATCTACCTAGGACCCCCTACTAAAAACCCTTGTTTTTCAACAGTTTAAGACACTCTTAAATCGTTGATTTTCAAGGGTTTTTTTATGCAAATTATTCCTAAAAATCGCAGAAAATAAGGGTTTTTTATACCAGAAAGTGCTTGATTTATGCTTTGAATTAGTGTATTATATAATCATAAATCGAAAGGTTACATTATGAACACTATGATAAATAAAAGAAACGAGATATCAAAAAAAATGAACAAACAATTTAAAGTTACTTGGTTGTCTGGATATGGCGACAACGATGGTCAAACAGCAATTCACTCACTAAAAGAACTTGAAACATGGAATCTTGACGCCTACATGGGTGACGAGTGGGAAAAAGATTTTGCTATGTTAAACGTAGGAGAAGAACTACTTGTTGGTGGACCTTGTGGTCTTGAAGAAGTTAAATACGAAAGGATATCTTAATTATGAAATTTGATAGATACGAAAAAAAGATTATTAAGGCTATCATAGAAAACCGTAAAGGTGTTTATGAAACGCCTAAACGAGATAGAACAAGTTATAAACCTTGTAAAGAGTATGACGCAGCTCTTTCTTTGTTTATGAAAAAGGTCATTTATGCAGAAGCAAAAAATGAACTTGTAATGGAAGGTCCTGCTACACCGACACCAAAATTTAGATGGTTCAAATGTAGTTTATATAAACCGTATGCGACTAAAAAGGAGTTAAAGAAACTTATCAATGTTTAAAATAACTTTAATGATTGCTCTAATTGCTTTTGGGATTAGTAAGTATAACGAAAAATATAATTGCACAGATGATGGTTGTCCTGATTTTCATGAGATTGAAACACCTTTACCTAATGAAGATGTTAGGGGTGATTTAAGAGTGATTGAAAAAGACTGGAAAACAGCAGTTGTTATTCCTTATAAATCAATCGAACTAAAATATGCTGTTCATAAAGTAGTTCAACAAGAATATAATTTACCAAATATTGATACATCATCTAATGAAGTATTTGTAAAATCACTAAATGGTTGTATTAATTATTTGTATGAATATATTGAACCTGAATATCATATACCTAGTGAATTAATTATTGCTCAGGCAGTTATAGAAACTGGTTGGGGTAAATCAAGATTTGCAAACGAAGGTAATAATCTTTTTGGTATTCGAACATGGGATAAAGATGAACCTTACTTATTACCTATACCTTGGACTAAGTGGCCTGGGTGGGGTGTAAAAATGTATAGTAGCAAATGTGAAAGTGTAATAGACTATTTACATATACTAAATAATGTATCGGCATTTCAAGAACTAAGAGCCGCAAGAGATAGTGGTGTTAATGACGCCTTAATCCTTGCAGACTATCTTTCAAAATATGCTAGTAAACCTACATATACTGAGTTAGTAAAAGAAATAATTAAATATAATTTGAGAGGTGTATATGAGTTATAATATGAATCTATTTTGGCGTAGAGCTGCAAACTTGTACAAAATGTATCAAGGTGCCGAAGATCCAGACTTTAAAAGAATATGGATGGATAAACTGCAACAACTCATGATGACTATAAAGGGGGTTGACAGAAAAGAATTAAACTGATATAATAATGTTATGAATATATTTTATTTAAACAAAGACCCTAAAATTGCTGCTGAACTTCATGTAGATAAACACGTGGTTAAAATGATAGTTGAATATGCTCAATTATTATCAACAGCAAAAAGAATGATTGACGGTACTAAATATGAAGCAAAATCAAAAACTGGTAGAAAAGTACAAAGATATAGATTATCTAACGAAAATGAAGAAGCAATCATTTACAAAGCAGTCCATTATCACCACCCTAGTGCTGTGTGGGCTCGTTCTTCTAGCCAACACTACAACTGGTTGTACTCATTGTTCAGGGAACTTGGGAAAGAATATACCTACAGATATAAAAAACACCACAGTACAATTGAACTGCTCAAAGAACTTTTAAAACACACACCAGTTAATTTAAAAGACAATGGTTGGCAAGAACCACCACCTGCTATGTCGCATTATCCACAATGTATAGTACCTGGTGATAGTATTCAATCATATAAAAATTATTACATAGAAGCAAAAGCATATTTTGCTAAGTGGACATCTAGACCCACACCACAATGGTTTAGCGAAGGAGTACAATGAGAAAATTTATTCACGATAGTTGGGAAGGTGTAATGAACCTTGATAAAAATCCATTAAGACATATACCAGACTTACAAGTTAGACATTTAACACTACAAATATTAGCATGGATGTGGTGTATTACATTTAGTTTATTATTAGGTAGTTGGACTGTGTTTGGTTATACAGCAATTGCTCACTTTGTATTCATACTTGCTATTATCATAACAGTTGCAACATTTAAAGCAGCAGAAAAAAGTAAATACTATCATCCTAATGGTACCTTTAAGTATGAAGAAACTGCAGGAAAGTATGAGGATATATGGTAAGTATGGTTAAAGTGCCTTTTAGATTTAATTCAAAAGGATACGATCAATCAGGACAAGAATATATCGAGTTAATCGATGGCGGTTCAAATGGTTATGATGACGGTAAAGATTTTCATGGTGAATGGTGGAAGAAGATACCTGATAGTAAAGACTACGGCACAACAGGATATGCTGTAAAATATAGTCATCAAATTTGTGCAGGAGATGAAGAATAAATTAATTACAGAAGCAAGACGACAAAAAAGAAAAGCAAAACACAAAGCAAAAAGAAAAGGTAGAGTAGACCATAGAACTGGTAAACTTGGTAAAAGAAAATGACATTTTTACAAGGAATAGGTTTACTATTTACAGGCTTGACAGTAATGCTTATTTGTATTATAATCATGTCAGAAATAGAAAAGAGAAAGAAGAAGAAATGAAAGAGTTTCTATTAGCAATAGCAATATCTATGTTACTGATTTGTGGTATAGTTCTCACAGACTATCCTGAGAAGTGGTTTCAACATGGTATGAAGTGCGATGGTTCTATTGGTGGTGGTTGTGTTTGTACTGAAGAATCAAGAAGTTTTTTGTGTAAATGATTGAGTTTGATTACAATTTAGATTACAAAAATACTTTGTTTATGCCTAACGATAAAAGATATAGAATAGGTCGTGGTGAACAAGGTGTATTATTAGTCAGACCATATACAAACGATATTTGTCAGTATTGGCGGTTTAAGACGCCCTATGACGCCGCTATGTCGTCTATGAGAATACTTTATCTATATCATCAATACAAAGATCAAAAAGATTTTGTAGGTATGGATATGTGTAGAAAGTTTTTAGAAATGGGTTTTACAAGAGCAAGAAGATATGCAAATCACAAAGATGGTAAAAAGTATGATGAGAATGGTAAAGTAAGACCACAAGAAAAAGATTGGGCAACAAGTCCTAAAGCAAAGTCTGCTAAGGTATTCTATCAGGCAAGAAGTCGTGTTGTGGCCGACCCTAAATATAAACAAATGAGAAAAGAATGGAGACAGCGAGAGAATGCCAACATATAGATTTAAAGATCATCATACAGGCGAAGTATGGGAAGAGTTAATGATGATTTCTGAAATGGAAGAGTTTATCAAAACTGATACTATTGAATTATTGCCACCGACACAAATGAATATTGTATCAAGTGTGGGTAGTGTTGATAGTAAAACAGATTCTGGTTGGAAAGAGGTGATGTCTAAAGTTTCAGAAGCACATCCTAGTAGTCCACTTGCAGAACGATATGGTAAAAGAACAGTAAGACAAACACAAGTTCAAGCCGCAAGAAAGAAACGCATAAATCGTATCTTAAAAGGCGGTGGAAGATAAATATAACTGATACTATCGAGAAACTACAGCACGCCAGGCGATGGTCAAGAAGCTGAGTGGTCAATCCGATAATGTATCTAAGAGTGTGTAGCTACACCAACTAAAGGAAAAATATGGCAGACTTTGACTTTTTAGAAGGTTTTGATATGGATGGTGATTGGGGTTTTACCTCGGTCAAAGAGAAACCGTCAGATGAACAATCTAAACAAACAGAAACAGTTGTAAAACAAACAGCAGATAGTACTGCCAAGGCAGTTTCTAGCGATATAGTAAACAAATTAGATAGTAAACTAGATAAAGTTTTATCTTTAATTGGTTCTACTAAATCAGCAATCAACGAAAAGAATCAAACAGAATTAGATATTGCTAAAAAGCAAATGGATGATGAGTATGATTTAAGAAAAGATAATTTAGGCAAAGAACAAAAAGAAAAATATGCTAAATTAGAAAAACTTATTATACCATTATTAATTAAATTAGCAAAATCACCAGAGGCGTATATACATTGGCCTAACAGAGCTCAAGTTATAGAAGCACAAGTTAAAAAGATAATAGAAATCACAAGGGGAAAATAATGAAAGATAATCTACAAACAAGTTTAACAACAATACTACATCATGAAGGTGGTTATGTAAATCATCCTAAAGATCCTGGTGGCGAAACAAATCTTGGCGTAACAAAAAAAGTTTATGAAGAATATGGCGGCAAAAAAGATATGAAAGATTTATTAGTTGCTGATGTTGCACCTATTTACATAGACAGATATTGGGGTAAAATGAAATGTGATGACCTACCTAGTGGTTTAGACCTTTGTGTATTTGACTTTGGTGTAAACGCAGGACCAGGCAGAGCAGCAAAATTCTTACAAAGAATGATTGGCACCACAATAGATGGCGGTATCGGACCTAATACTTTGGCAAAAGTCAATGAATATGTCAAAAAAAATACTATTGAAGAAACCATAGAAAAATATCAAACTATGAGACAAGAATACTATGAAGATTTATCTACTTTTGCTACTTTCGGTAAAGGTTGGACTAGACGAGTTGAAGAAACTACTAAATTAGCGCTTGACTTAA